ATACTACATGGTGGTATGCAATCAGGCTCTCAAAGTCTAGGTCACTATGACTTAACTACTCTATCTTTTACTGCTCAACCTCATGGTGGTGTAATGAGGTTTAGCCATACCTCTAACTTTAAACCAATGGGAGGCACTTATGTCTTAGAAAGTCGTAGTTTCGCAAGCCCATTTGATGATACAGGATGGGGTAGGGCTGGTTTAACTGGTAGTCAGAAAACAAGCAATCCGTATCAGATAACTAATTCTGTTTCAGCACAAACAAACAAGACGGATGATTCGGTTAAATTCTTAGTGCGACCAATAAGACTACTTGACAACCAACATATTGCAGTGTTTAGACCACAACTCGCTCTACACAGTGGTAGCAAGCAACTAGGCAGCACCGCTTACACAGCCACTGCTGGTGGTAAATACGGTATGTTTACTTATGAAACACCAAATGGTAGAGCAAGCAGCGGATTCTATATGCGTGCTACTGACCCTAATACAAACGCTCCTTACCAACCTGTATACTTAATAGAAGATTCTAGTGATACTGTGCCTACTTCAAAAGGCCCGAAGTTACTAGGAAGTGAAGTTGCTGGGTATGATAAAACAAGTTTAAAATCAAATGTAACTAGATTAGTTATTAGCGAAAATAGCCTACAGCACTTTAGAAGTGATGCACCAAGAAGAGACGGTGTAGATAAAGACTATACTGTAAAGGCTAGATTTAGTCAAGCATTACACGGTAAAGGACACAAAGGCGATGTTGATTATAGTAAAAGAACACATGGGGCTGATAATTGATGCCATTAATACCTACTTATAGAACAGGTACTGTAAATAATCTAACGATTATGAAGTCTGTTCGTAAACCTGCTTTCGTGGATAATGCGTTACATTTAGGTGAATATACAAGTCAAGTTAATTTACAACACAAAGTTACTGTAAAGCAAAAGAAAACTGCTACATACGGAGTAGCAACCGGGCGTGCTTATGACATAACTGAATTAGAAAACTCTATGATTATCAAACACCCTCAAACACACGGTAGTAAATACCAAGGCTCAATCTTTTACATGGACTCTAGTATAACAAATGACAACGCTGATAACAAACCTGTTTTGTTCTACGCAAAAGGACTCACTCACCAAAGATTAAGACCGTCTAATGTAATGAATAGCGGAACAGGCACAACTTTTGCTGTCAAGAATACAAAGTCTAAGTCGTTTATTGATTTAGGTTTTGAGTCTACTAAGGCGCACATAGCACAACCGATTGATGCTGGTTTAAGAACTACAGACTTAGCGATTCGTATCAGTAGGGATATAGCAGACACTTTGACATCGGTGAGTATATCTTTACCTTTAAGCGCTGCTAATTCTAAGATTAATAGAAGGAGACATAGTAATACTTTCTTAGGCACTGATTTCCATGGTATAACATTGATAGACGCTTTACGCTTTATTGGTAGACATGATGGTAGAGTAGTGCATTTTGATAGATTTGGTAACCTATTATATGTTCCATTCCAATTTGAAGAAGGTAGTAGAATAGTTAACGCTAATGCTAGAATTGGTGATAAAATAAACAATCCAATAGAAAATATTTCCAATCGTGTTATAGTAGAAGGTTTACCTACAGCAGTGAATGATACCGCTTTTGCTGAAGTTAATGATTCCGAAAAACAATCAGGTTCTAATGGTGAAATATTAGAAGAGCCACAAGTTGTAGGTGATTTCACTGTTCGTAGTAACGAGCAAGCAAGAGAGGTAGGTCGAAACATATTGAAAGCCAACTCAGTGATGAAAGGTAATTTGACTAGTAACGGACACCCTAACTCTTGGGATTTAAGACCGGGTATGATAATAGAGTATGAGGGTAGAAGAAAAATACTGGTAGAAGTTAGACACAAACTAGCAAACAATACTGCTGATTTAGTATTCTTGAGTGTAGAAACTGGTGTAGAAGGAGTGTTACAAGGTATTCTCGATGGCACTAAAAATACAGGTAAACAACAAGATACGATACAACAAGTTATTGAAAAGAATTTAGCGCTCTTTGGTGATGTAGAAATAGTATCTATTATCACCACAGAAAAAGTAATTCATGGTTTACCCGGGGATGGATTCATTATAGGTAGAGGTATGGGTAGAGGCGTGGTCGGAGTCACTAACGCTGAAACAATAGGTGGGAGTAAATCTACTAGAATAATAGAGAGGGGTGAATAAATGCCTATATCGAATCATGTGAGGCGGCTTTTAATAGATACTATTGCTAACAATATCAATGAAATGGTAATTGGTTTTGATGGTAGCCCAGCGACTAAAAGTGACGGTTCAGCAGGTAGACCTGCTAAAGTTATTAATCCTACTGTTCGTATAATAAGTGATTCGTCATTATTAGTAGAAGGTTTCATACCTGCAACTGATAGTTTTAATGAAAATTTACAAGAAGTATTCGTGCAGTTTAGAGGTGCTCTTAGTAGTATACCTATCGCTAGGCATACGATAGCATCATTTAAGAAAACAACGGCTAACGAAGTTAGAATTCAGATACTAATAGAGGTGAGATAAGATGGCACAAAACCCATTATCAGGACATACAGCAGGAACTAATGACGGACTAAGAGACGGTGACCATATACTATCTCCATCCTTGACTAACATATACGAAGGGGTACATGGCAACGGTATACTAAACCCGCACGATACTGCTTTTGGTAGCACAGATAGAAACAATGTCGCCAACTTACCCGGTGCTGTAACTAATTCTAGTGACCACATACTTACTATAAAATCATTCCAATGTGTTCTTGATGGTGTCTTATACAACATAGATGACGGTTCAGGTGGTGCTACATTCAATGTAACACTTGCTCCCGGTTCTGATATGTTACCGGGCACTTCTATGGCTTTCTTAACTAGCGACAAAGAGTGTTTGTTCGCTATAGTTGCTGTTGGTGGCATAGGTGATGGTAGTGTTAAGTTTGTTCAAGGCTCAGTGAGTAATATAGGTGCTGGTAATTACCCATCCCTATCGGGTAGTAACGCAGATGCTTACCTGAAAATGAGTGTGGCTACCAATGCTCAAAATAAACAAAGCATGGTAATCGCTACTGTAAGGGCAGTTTTCAATAATTCACCGGGTGCTGGTAACACTGCTAGTCTCACTATAACAGAAGTAAACGATAAGCGTGTGTTTATCCGCCCTTCACCTTTCTATCTATCTCCTGTCACTACAGGCTCTCCGGGTGATTCAGACCATCTAAATTCACATACTGCTTTAGCACAGATACACGGTGCAGATGAACACGGTAACTTTGGTAACAACGGTGTATTATGGATGTCGTATAACGAAGATGATAACGCACCAAATCTTTACTTTAGCGAGGCTGACGCAAACGGCTCAAATAGACACACACATTTGCTCGGCCCTAGTCGTATCAAAGCCTTAACAGCGAGTCGTGACTTTGAGTTTGACGATGCACAAGTGTTCACCTTTACAGGTGGTGGAACTAAGAACCTAACACCTACTGGTACATTTCCTCCCGGCCATGCTGTTATTGTAACAGTGCTGAGTGGAGGTGCTGTAACATTCGACCCAAGTGGAATAAACACCACACTGGTTGCTAATGACGCTGTAATGTTTGTGTATAACGGCACTGCTTTTGTAAAAGTCATTCACAGTGGGATTACATCTCAATCGTCAAGTGGTGCTACTGGTCTAGTTCAACTATCGAATGGTAGTGGTGGGCATACAAGTGATGCTAAGTTATTTTGGACTACAGCCTCATCTACCTTTACTGTCAATGGTAAACTTACAGTTACAGGATTGATAGACCCTACTGGGCTTGAGTTTACCCCAGTTAGTAGTAACCCCGGTGGAACTGCTGCTAACACTCTATGGTTAGACAGTGGTGCTTCAAACGCACTCAAGCATGGGGCAAACACAGTTCTTAACTCAGCATCGAGTGTTGCTGACTTAAGTGATGTCACAAACGCTGGGTCAGGTGCTATAATAACTTCAGGCGAGCGAACTAAACTGACAAACATAGAGACTGCTGCTGATGTTACAGATGCAACTAATGTTAACGCTGCTATCGCTGGTCACACTTACACAGCAGCAACAGTGGCTGCTAACGATAAAGTGCTAATACAAGACACAGATGGTAGTAATGTAGTCAAGACTGTAACTGCTTCTTCTATAGCAGCGTTAGGTGGCGGTGGTGGTGGGAGTAGCAGCACGATAGTAGATGCTGATAATGACACTAAGATAAATGTGGAAACCACATCAGATGATGATAAAATAATTATGACTGCTGGTGGAACTGATTTAGTTGAGGTAGAAAAAGGAAATTTTTTGACTCCTAATTCTTTGAAACTACTTAATCAATCCGCCATTACTTTCCATGCAACCGATGCTGCTTCAAATAGGCTAACAATTACTTGCCCGACAAGCGAAATGGCCGTACAAAAGGAAATTAAAATTAATGAAGGAACAGTTCAAGGCGACACTATACTAACCGCCGCCGGTTTCGCTGCTTCTGCTAATAGTGCAGGTGGATTCGGTAATCCTCCCACACTCCAATTAGGTGCAGCAGGAAACATCGCTAATGGTGTTTTTGAAATAGGCAAACTTCAAGCCTTTACTTTACAATCAGCAATATTTACTGCGAACAGAACTGGTGCAATAGGCGACCAAGGTAAGTACATTATAATGACAGGTTCCGGTTTGACTTATACTCTAGTAGCGAATGCATCTCTTGGAGCGCAACTCACTATATTAGCAGGTTCGTCAAACGCTGTCACTGTCACCGCTACTGGTGGTAAAACTATCAACGGTGGTTCTGCTAACGGTAGCATAACAGTAGCGGGGTACAATGGTGTCACTCTTATATGCATAGACGCTAGTAACAACTGGTTAGCATTAGGAGTGTGATTATTATTTATCTTGCTGTTGCGGGGGCTTGTGCTGAACAAAAGGCTAATGCCGGAGGCGGCGGCGGTGGCGGCGGCGGCGGTTCTCCACCTACAGGATTAACCCCACCTAGCCAAGTATATACTGCTATTTCTAATGGTGGGTCAGTTGGATTTACAGTGCATGTAATAGGAAGTAATTATACTCAAATGTTCCAAAACAATATAGCCCCACAAATAATAACGCCATTTAATGGTAATCAAACTACTAATGCAAGTATGACTCTTACAGATTTAACAAGTCCTTCACTTAATGGCGGAGATTACACTATAAAATTATCACACAGTATGACCGCTTCTGCTTTTAATAGTTTAATTGGAACAGGCTTTACTGGTTCGGGTGGTTCGGCAACAAACATTGATGAAACTTTCTTTTTATTCGGATGGTTTTTAGAATCTCCTAACGGAACGGCTACAATCCCACAAGGAGATATAGACATACTTGGAGCGTCTGCAAACTTTAATGGTATGGGTCTTGTCGCTAAAACTACCCGTTCCGAAGTAGGGCAAATTTATTCTCTTGTAGATTCAACAAGTTTTACTAATGCTATTGAAAATTTTAACTATGCGGCAGGGCCAGTTACTAATAACTCTTATCTTGGTTCAAATGGTGTTGTGACTACCGGAAATACAACAGTGTTTGTTTCCGGTGATAGTCATTGTATTGTTTCATTAAGAAACTTTGCAGGTAGAGGTGGGGGAAGCCCTACTGCTACTGCCGGACAAACTATGGCTATTGAATTTAGAATAAGAGCAGATGTAGCCGGAAGCCCCGAAGTAACTCATTTCCTTTATGAGTTAATATTAAGTTAGGTGATTAAATGTTAGGAATAAATATACCCGAAGATGAAACAACTAACTGGAAGTTAGAAATGGATAATGGAGAACTTTCGCTAATTAAGAAAAGCGTAGGTTCTATTATGAAAGATTCTTTTTTAGAACATTATACTCATAAGTGGCTTTGGGAGAATGCAACAGGAGATATATTAGTAGCGGGTTTGGGAATAGGTTTTCTAAATAAAGAATTGATTGATAACCACACTTTTAATTCTGTTACTATTATAGAAAACTCACAAGAAGTAATAGATATGGTTTGGCCTTATTGTGCTAAGGATAGTAGATTTACTTTAATTAAAGAAGACATAGAAACTTGGAATGTACCTGCTAACTCGCATTGGGACATTGGTTGGTTTGATTCTTGGATAGGGGATAATCCTTTATCATACGACGGTTATAAAGCGGCTATGATACACAAGTATGGGAGTTACTGCGACAGTATAGGGTTTTGGTATGACATTGATTGAGTATTTGGCGTACTTCTTGCTTAGTGTTATTATCGGCTTCTTAGTAACATGGTTTTTACTAAAAGAAGATGATGTGTCATTTATTTTGCTTGACGAGTAAATGCACTATCTTGCCAAATGTGACCACACTCTTCGCACTGCCACAGGCTTATTCGCTCACGCTTACCATCGAGATAGCGTGCTTGCAGCCTTCTTGGTATATGTTCGTGTAAGCAAGCCCTACACTTTACTTTGAGTTTGTCTAACAGTCTACCCATATCACTCATTATCTAAGATTGCTTGATTGCATATAGTGCAAAGAAAACCCACCGAAACATATCTCCATTCGTCGTTGGAATTCCTGTTTCTCAAATACATTCTCTTTACCACACCTCTTTTATGGCATCCACAAGATGGACATTCAGGAGTAACAACTGCCCCCATCTTACTCAGCACCTCTACGCCCGATGACATCATCAATGCGTAGAATAGCGCTAGTAACTTCAGTAGCCCCACTGATAGCGCTACGAATAAGTGATGTTGGTTCATATACTCCCTGCATGTCAACAATACCTCCTTCATGTACATCAGGGCCATAGAACTTAGGCACTTCATGACGCATAGCGAGTACGGTATCTAGTGGGTCATACCCTGCGTTTTCTGCAATAGTAGCAGGTATGACCTCAAGAGCATCAGCAAATGCTTCTATCGCCATTTGAGCACGCCCACCTATAGCAGTAGCATTAGCACGCAAATGCATGGCTATGGCTAGGTAAGTAGAACCTCCACCAAAACGCATGGAGTCGCCATTCTTGATAAGCGACACAACACCAAGAGCATCATCGAAGCCACGCTGTATTTCATCGAGTGTGGACTGAGTAGCACCGAAGAGAACGAGTGTTGCCTCTACCCTCATATTATGCATGAATAGATATGAGACATCGTTGTATGTCTTTCTTTCAATGATAGCAGCCCCCGTTGTGGATGTTGCATCGGGGAACATGTGAATAGGAGCAGCCGTCTCTTCAGCAAGTCGGCGCATAGTGCTCTCAGGAACACGCTGCACCACTGAAATACCTTGCTTGCGTAGATACGCTATGGCCGTATCATGAACGCCGTCACGACATAGCACAACCTTAGCCCCGCTATTCACTACAGCCTTAGCCGCAGCGAGTAATTTGTCTCGCCCCATAGCCTGAACTTGACTGTATGAGTTAGCGTCTTGGACTTGCACTGAGACATTTTCATTCCCTTTGGTTTCGGTCAGTCCTCCATCAAGAAGTAACACTTCAACACCGTCTTGGTCAGCCCAGTTGTTGAACTCATCCCCTCCACCAATGAAGTCCTTGTTAAGAACTACACCACGAAAAAGGTATGAATCGGATAAAGTACCACCCGGCGCAGCGAGCGTTTTGACCTCACGAGCATTACCAACTGCTTCTATGGTTTCTACACACAACTCAGCAACTTTATCCTCGGATGCTTCTAACGATTTACCAGTAATGGCTGTCTTTGCTATCGCTAGTAAATCTCCACCTGCGTCATCCATACCTTCTAAGCACTCAATAGCCATGTTTCTTGCTACAGAATATCCTTTATTGATAACATTAGGATGTAAGCCCTTAGCAAATAGATTCTCGCTGTTGGCTAATAATTGACTAGCAAGCACCACTGTGCTTGTAGTTCCATCGTAAGCGTTAGATTCTTGCATCTTAGATACTTCTACTACCATCTTAGCAGCAGGGTGTGCTGTATCTACTTCTCGCAAGATAGTAGCACCGTCGTTGGTAACGATAACATTACCACCACCGTCTACCATCATCTTATCCATACCTAATGGCCCAAGGGTCGTTCTTACAGTTTCAGCGATTCGCTTTACTGCTTCTATATTCAGTCTTTGTGTTGTATTACTTTCAGTCATTCCATTCTACCTCAATTTCAACTATAGAGCCATCCTCCATATTTCGGCTCTTTACGATGCCGTTGTCTACGCCATACTTGTATAGGTCGTAGGTCAACTGACAATCTTTGAGGCAGTAGTCGGCTACCTCAAGATACTTACCTTCCCGCCATGCTGCGGGTGCGTCACTGCTTTGCATACTCTTTGATAG